TATTAATACTAATGATACAACACCATACGTTCAAGATAATGGTACTTTCCCAAATAGATCAAGATATGTATATGTTTCAGCTGTAAACGCAAAAACTCCTCAATATTTTGATAATAATGGAGATTTTAAATCTGAATACACAGCATCACTCCCAGCAATAGCTAGTGGATCATTTGAAAACGCAACAGGTCAAGTTTATTTTAATACTGCAGGAGCTGCATTTAATGAGCAAATTACTACCGCTGCGAATATTCAAGGTTTAAATAATACTAATTATACAACTTCAATTGATTTATTATCAAATCAAGATGAATATCTATTTAACTCAATCACAGTACCGGGTATTATGATTGAAACTGCACCTTCAACAACTACCAAATTAATTAATATGGTACAAGAAAGAGGAGATGCAATTGCAATTGTAGATGCTTCAACTTATGGAGCTACAATTAACGCTATGACAGCAGAAGCTTCAGCATATAATTCAAGTTATGCGGCAGTTTATGCTCCTTGGCTACAAACAACAAGTCCAGAAACAGGAGAATTAGTATGGGTTCCAGCTTCAACAATGATTCCAGGAGTTTATGCTTACAATGATAGAGTAGGAGAAGCATGGTTTGCACCTGCAGGTTTAAATAGAGGTGGATTAGCTACAGTAGTTAGACCAGAAAGAAAATTCTCACAAGCAAATAGAGATACTTTATATCAAGGTAAAGTAAATCCAATTGCTTCATTCCCAGGATCTGGTACAGTAGTATTTGGTCAGAAAACATTACAAACTAAAGCAAGTGCTTTAGATCGTGTAAATGTTAGAAGATTATTAATTCAACTTAAATCTTATATTTCTCAAGTAGCAGATAATTTAGTATTTGAACAAAATACAATAGCTACAAGAAATGCATTCTTAAGTCAAGTAAATCCATACTTAGAATCAGTACAACAAAGACAAGGTTTATATGCTTTTAAAGTAATCATGGATGATAGTAATAATACAGCGGATGTAATTGATAGAAATGAGCTAATTGGTCAAATTTATTTACAACCAACTAAAACAGCTGAATTCATTTACTTAGATTTTAATGTTTTACCAACTGGAGCTACTTTCCCAGCATAAAGAAAGAAAAATTTAATATTTATAACAAAACAACATAATATAAAGCAAAATGGCAGTAATAGATCCAAACGAAATATTTTTCACAGCTTTTGAACCAAAAGTACAGAATCGATTTATCATGTATGTAGACGGTATTCCATCGTATACAATTAAGGGTATTTCATCAGTCGGGTTCTCGCAGGAAGAAATTGTTCTTAATCACATCAACACATATAGAAAAATTAAGGGTAAATTAAAATGGAATGATTTGACAATGACTATGTTTGATCCAATCACTCCTTCAGGAGCACAAGCCGTAATGGAATGGGTTCGTCTACATCATGAATCTGTAACAGGTAGAGATGGTTATTCTGATTTCTACAAAAAAGATTTAACTATTGATGTTTTAGGTCCTGTAGGTGATATCGTTTCTGAATGGATTATTAAAGGTGCTTTTGTTAAATCCGCAGAATTCGGAGAATATAACTGGGATAATGAAGCAGCAGCTCAAAACTTAACAGTTACTATTGGTATGGATTACTGTGTATTGAATTACTAATACAATTTTGCAATTATTTTTAAAGGGAGCTTGGCTATGTCAAACTCCCTTTTTATATTCATATTTATATATGATAATCAAGTTATAACAAATAAAAATTTATGGAAAACGAAACTAAATTTAAATTCCCTACAGAAGTAGTAGAATTGCCATCAAAGGGTTTATTATACCCTAAAGACCATCCTTTATCTAGTGGTACTGTAGAATTAAAATACATGACTGCTAAAGAAGAAGATATTTTAACTAACCAAAACTATCTTAAAGATGGAACAGTAATTGATAAATTACTAAAATCTTTAATTGTAACTAAATTCCCTTACAATGATCTATTAATAGGGGATAAAAATGCTATCCTAATTTCAGCACGTATTTTAGGTTATGGTAAAGATTACACATTTACTTATAAAGATGAGTTAGTAACAATAGATTTATCTTTATTAAACCCAACTTATTTAACTGCAGATCAACTTAGTGAAGAAGAATTAAATGAATTTCCTTTTAAATTGCCCCATTCAGGAAATGAAATTACTTTTAAGTTTTTAACAGGCCATGATGAGAAAAAAATTGATGCTGAAATTAAAGGATTAAAACGTGTAAATAAAGGTGTTTCACCAACAATTTCTACACGTTTAAAACACCAAATTTTATCTGTAAATGGAGATGATGATAAAAAATCTATTAGGGAATTTGTTGATAATATGCTTTTAGCTAGAGATTCTTCAGCATTAAGAAAACATATTAAAAATATTAATCCTGATGTAAAAATGCAGTTCGTTTCAGACGACGATGGGAAGGAGGCCATTGTACCGATGGAAGCCGGGTTTTTATGGCCTGACACAGAATTATAGAGCTGCTTTATTTAGAATAATCCATGAAATTGTTTTTTATGGGCGTGGTGGATATTCTTGGGGAGAAGTTTATAATTTTCCTATATGGTTAAGGAATGTAACTCATAAATTTATTGAGGAGTACATAACAAAAGAAAAAGAAGCTCAAAATCCAAACATGACTACTAGTAGTAATGGAAAATCTAATACTGATTTAGATTGGGTTAATCCTGATAAATCTAAATTAAATAAACCTAGTAAATCAATCCCCGCTCCAAAAGTAAATTTACCATCATATGTATCAAAGGCATCAAAAAAATGATGCCTTTTGATATTTATAACATATAACCAATTTATAAATGACAGCAGAAGAAATAAAGAACAAAAATTTAAAAGAAAGCAATGATCTTTTGTCTGAAGCTATTAATCTATCATCCCAATTAGCGGATGTTATGAAAGATGTTGTAAGTGAAAATAAAGAAAGAAGTGAATTAGACAAATCATCTTTATCTCTTACTAGAGAAGCTGTTAAAGTAACTAGACAACTTAGTGGTGAATATTCTTCTGTTAATGATGTTCAAAAAGACATAGCAAAAAATCAAGCTAAATCAGCAGATATTGGTAGGCAAATAGGTGCTATTACTAAAGATTTAAGTGATAAAGAAAAAAATAGTATAGACATATACAAAAAAAGAAATGAGTCACTTAAAACAGCAGAAGATAAATTAAAATCTTTAGTAGACGCACAAAAACAAGGCCTTTCAGTAAGTGATAGTGAAGTAAAAAAAGCACAAGAATTAGCAAATAAAAAAGCCGCCCAATTAGACCAAGCAGGTGCTTCACTATCAAATGCTTCTCAACAAGTTTTATTTTTAGAACAACAAGGTGCTCAATTAGATCAAAATAGCAAATATCTTGAAGATCAAAAAACAAAACAAAAAAATATAAATAGTGCAACAGGTGCCTTTGGAGGTATTATGTCTGGGGCAGGTAAAGCATTAAATAAACTAGGTTTAGGTAGTACTTTTCTTGGGAAAGCATTTACAGAAGTAGGAAATAAAACCAAAGATTTTGCTATAGAAGCTACAAATGGAGGTGAAAAAAGTTTAGGAGTCTTTGGAAAAATGAAAGTGGCAGCTAAAGGTTTTGGAGCAGCATTAAAGTCTTCTTTAGGGCCTTTTGGTTTAATTTTAGCATTAGTTAATCAAATTAAAAAAGCTTATGCTAAAGGTGAAGAAGCAGCTAAAAGAATAAGTTCAGAAAATGTAGGATTAGCTAGAACTTTAGGTACATCCCAGAAAAATGCTAATAAATTAGCTGGAGAAATAAGAGGAATAGCTGGTGAAATGGGTATTACAGGTGGTGCTGCTATTCAAGCTGCGGGAGGAATATATTCATCTTTAGATGGTGCTGAAAAATTATCTAGATCTACATTAGCTACTTTTACAAAATTATCAGTATTTGCAGGTTTATCAGCAGAAAATGTAGCTGATATTCAAAAATTCGCTAAATTAGCAGGTAAAGAAGGTGGGGTTGTAGCAGAAGAAATGGCCTCTACAGCCCAACAAACAATTAAAGCTAACAAATTAAATGTTAGTATGAGAGGTTTAATGCAAGCTGTAGGTAAACAATCAGCAATTGTTAAACTTAACTCAAAAGGTTCTGCCCAACAAATGGTAAAACAAGTAGCCCAAGCTAAAGCTTTAGGTTTGGAAATGTCCAAAGTAGAAGCTATAGCAAGTGGTATGTTAGATCTTGAATCTTCACTAGCGGCTGAAATGGAGGCTGAATTGCTTACTGGTAAAGAATTAAATTTAGAAAAAGCAAGAGAAGCAGCATTAAATAACGATAATGCTACATTAATGGAAGAAATCAAAAACCAATTTGGTTCTATTGAAGAATTCCAAAATATGAATAGGGTTCAACAGGAAGCCTTTGGTAAAGCTGTTGGTTTATCTCGTGATGGTTTAGCCGAAATGTTAGTAACATCTAAAGAAAATGAAGCAACTAACACAGATATGGTTAGTACACAAGACAAATCATTAGCTGCAATGCAATCTATGGCTTCAGTTGCTGAAAGTATGCAAGCATCCGAAGAAGGAAGACAAGCAGCTTTTTCTAAAATATTTGAACTTCTCCATCCAATTGTAGAATTATTTAAAGATTTGCAACCTTTAATAATGGAAATTATTGAACCTATAGTTGCATTTTTAGCTCCTGTGTTAAAAGAAATCATGGAAATGATTTTACCTTTTATAAAGCAATTATTTGCAGATATAAGGCCTATTATAGAAGCAATTTTAAGTGCCCTTGAACCCATCATCCCAGTCTTATTAGAAGTTGTAGAGATGATATTACCTGTAATACTTGATTTATTTAATACATTAAAAGATCCTATTTTACAAATAATTGAAGTTTTAAAACCTATAGTTGCAATGTTGGCAGAGGTAGCAAGAAAAATTATACCAATTATAGGAGAAGTATTAGAACAATTAATACCAGTAATAGGTACTATTCTTGAAGCATTATCACCTATTATTGAATTATTTGCTGAATTATTAGCCGATCTTCTTCCTCCTATTATGGAAATTATAGAAGCTCTTGTTCCTGTAATTATGTCAATACTAGATATAGTAATGCCTATTATTGAATTATTTGCTGAATTATTAGCCGATCTTCTCCCCCCAATTGTGAATATTATAAAAACAATATTTGACGTTTTAAAACCTATTTTTGATATAATTGGTGAATTAGTAAAAGCATTAATGCCTGCTCTTACAAGTTTATTTAAAGGCCTAAAACCAATATTAGATCCAATAATGAAAATTTTTAAGGGTATTGGAGATGTTGTTGTTGGTTTATTAGAAGGTGATTTTTCCAAAGTTGGTGATGGTTTAAAAGCTATTGGAGAAGGTATATTAAATTTAGTAATTGCAACATTAGAAGGACTTCTTAATCTACCAATTAAGGCAATAAATTTTATGTTGGATTATGTACCTGGTTTAGGACCAGAAACCATTCCAAAAGTTGAATTTCCAAGAGTTGAATTTGCTGAAGGTGGTATAGTAGATAGTCCCACAAATGCCCTTATAGGTGAGGCTGGTCCTGAAGCTGTAGTACCTTTAAATGATGATAAATCAATGAATGTATTTAGTAAATCACTTGAAGCTAAATTAGATATGTTAATATCCGCGGTACAGCAAGGTGGTAACGTTTATATAGATGGTGAAAAAGCAGGTACAGCCTTAGTAATGGGTAATTACAAACTCCAATAGTGTAATATGTATAATAAAACAATATAATTAAAAAATAAAATTATGGCAAACTCATTAATTAACAAATTAGAAACTACAGGTTCCCCATTAAGTTTTAATGGAACAACACCTGAAAGAGGAGTTAATGCTCCTAAATTAACAGTTCCCCTAAATCCAGATTCTTTACAAACATCACAGTTGGATCCTCAAACTCCACCAGAAAAGTATGTAGATAATCTCCCAGGATAAAAACTAATATATGCCTTTAATAGACTTAAAAACTAATCTTAAATCATTAAGATTCGGTAATGACCGCCCTGGTAATGGCTCATCAGCTGATGCTAAAGGGGCTTTTGCTGCTTTTCCAAATGGTGTTGATCCTTTAATCCCTTCAAATGAAGATGAAGATCAGGGGTTACAAGGATTTACATCTAGTAATGATTTTGGAATTAGAGGAGGTTTATTAAGAGTAGGTGCAGCAGTAGATGATGTAGAAAGATTATTAAAGCTTTATACTAAAACTAATGTAGGATTATCTTTTAATGCTGTAGCTTTAGCACAAGGATTGCTTGCTGATCCCATGCAAGTTTGGAATCCATTATCAGTTCCTCTACAAGCTGTAGCTACAGGAGTAGGATTTGGGCATATACCAGCATTTATAAATCCCGATATTAAATCTTTTTTCTCACAACCATTCCCTGGCCCTACAGATTTAAGATCATCCACAAAACTCCAACCAGGTGAAAATGATGTTTATGGTATAGGTAAAGTAGCTATTGGTACTAATAATTTATTAAAAGGTACTTTATTAGGAAATCCAATTGGTTCACCTGTTAGAAGAAAAAGAGGAAAAAAAGATGGTAAAGAGCTTTACAATGTTGTTTACAATAAAACAGACGTAGGTAATCAATTAGAGGAAACTAGTGATAGAATGGCTATGAAGCCTCTATATAATTCTTCTTCAAAAACACCAGCTAAGGATGTTGCCAATAGTGATTTTATAAAATTCCGAATTTCAGTAGTAAATAATGATGACCCTTCAGAAAGAACTTGGATTACATTTAGAGCTTTTATAGATTCATTTAGTGATTCATTTAGTGGAAAGTACAGTAGCACAAAGTATGTTGGTAGAGGTGAAGATTTTTATACTTATGGAGGTTTTACTAGAAAAATTAGTATGGGTTTTACAGTTGCTGTTCAATCAAGACAGGAACAATTCCCACTATATGAAAAACTTAACTATTTAGCATCTTTAACAGCCCCAGATTATAGTGAAGAAGGTTTTATGAGAGGTAATTTAGTATATTTAACCGTAGGCGATTATTTAGTTGACACTCCCGGTGTTCTTGAAGGTATATCTATTGGAGGTTTTGAAACTGCCCCCTGGGAAATTGCTAAAAAATTAGACGGTACACCTTTGGGAGATAATATAGCACAACTCCCCCATGTACTTAAAGTTAGTGGTTTTTCATTCACCCCAATTCATAATTTTGTACCTCAAAAAGGTTCTAAATTTATAGGATATGATATAAAAAACCCAACAGGGTTAATACAGCCTACTGATGACGTTGATAGTAGATATTTTTATAAAAACGCAACCAAAGTCAATAATTCTTGGGAATTATCAAATGAAGCCTCAATATTTTCAGGTAAAAAAGGAAGATCAAATATATAAAAGTAAATGGATAGGTATACAGACATACAAATATTAAAAACATTAAAGGGTAATCGTTACTATTCAACTAACTTTTATCCTACTATCCCTCTATTAGATACTGATATCTATGTTATAACTGATGAAAGAGATAGATATGATTTGTTAGCAAATCAATATTATAATGATTCTAGTTTATGGTGGATAATAGCTACAGCAAACCCAACAATACCCCCAACATCAATCTTTCCTC